ACAACGTTATAAAAAACGTCACATGCATTCTTTGTTCCATAACTTCTGTTATAATAAACAACATACATGATACCTCCCTTATTCATATGTGGAAATACAGTGCATAAATCTGATAACATTCCTTCATATTCATTATCTCCATCTACTGTGAACCAATCGATTCCTTCTGGAAATTGTTTAGATAAATAATCAGTCTGAAATAACATTCTTGAATTGTTGTTTGCGATTACAATTTCAAAGAAATGTTTTAACATACCTTTGAAAAAATTTAAATAAGATTTGAACTTGTTATTAAAATCCTTTTCACAAATTACATATTTAATTATAGGTTTTTCACAATATAATAAAGATTGTGACATTGTAGCTGCTGTTCTTCCACTTCTGAACCCAGTTTCTAATATATATTGTGGCATGACTTTATGTGCTAGTTTAGACATATGATATACTTGTTTTTCATCAAAAAATATATTTGCATCATCATTTGGGTAATAATAATTGCTACCTATAACACGAGGAGCAAGTCTTTTTTTTCCTGACCTATTTCTAGATAAACAGATACATTTTTCGACTGTTTCTTCTTTTGCATACAAGTTGTATTTCTTTGTTAACAAACTAAACACAGATTGTTCATGTCGATGTTCTAAAAAATCAGGAATATTGGCTAGTTTGCTTGGTTCATTATTTATTAGATAATAGTTACAACAAGTATTATACCAATCTTTAACAAGTTGAAAAACAGCATCACATTTACAAAATAATATAGCAGTTGCTTGTCTTTGTTTATCAGTAATATATTGATTACTCAATTTCATATGCACAATCAAATCCATTTTTGTCATTTTATGATCTCTTCCAGAATAGCTTGCAATTATTTTATGTTTGCGTAATGGTTGTAATAATGATTGATAAGCAAGTTTAGGGTCTTCACATTCTGTATCAAATTCACAACCAGAATCAGCGTAAAACAAAATATCATTGTTTTCTAATTGTTCCATAACTTGCATAATTAAAAATGGTTTCCAAATCCCAAAACCATACATTTTGGGGTTATTTTTCAAGAAATTAGAATGTGTACTCCAGAATGGTTCAAACTGTTGTAAATCAGTATCATTGTAAACGTGAATTTTATCAAAAATATCAAGTTGTTTTGCTTCCTCAGCTAATCTTTTCGACGCAGCGATAAATCCTGCTCCTTTTCCAAACGTTAAAAAATGATGTTTTACCATAAGTAATATTTATTATAATATTATTTATTTATTTCTTTTTATAGAATTTATCTAATGTCATTATTCCATTTTGTTTGTTGTATACTTCTTGTAGAAATGGTTCAAATAATAATTTTTTAATTCTTAACGAACAAAACTTTTCTCGGGCTTTCATAAAATTTTCTATGTCATCACCATGTTTATCTTTCAATGCGTTTAAACCATTGATTAAGTCTGAGTATTCATGTGATAATTTTTTATTTTTATATTCATATACCTTTTCTATTGCCAATGAAAATAATTGCAACAAAGATTCCATTATCTGTTTTTCAATGTAATAAGTATTGTCTAGATTTAATTTATTTTTTGTTATGTACTCTAATGTTTCAATCCTTTCTCCTAGTAATTTTTTCTTAGCATTTCCTGATACTTCTATTACTGCAAATTTTACACGATCACCTGGTTTCGGTTTATTTCCTGGTTCTCTTTCACCAATTCTGTCTGCTAATATTTTGTGTGGAACTTGTGGATTTTTATAATCACTTTGTAGAGAGCGAGTTAGTGCAAGCTTGTTTATAGAAACATTACCATTTGTTAAGTCAACTAAACTTTTATTTAAAAATTCAATAGCTTTCTTAATATTGTCTGGTTCTTTCATTAATATTGTCAGTATACCACCATATACATCTTTCATGTAATCACAATAATCTCTACGCTTAAGAGGTAATCCCATATATTTTAGTTTCCCTTTATTTGGATCAAATTCATGGAGCATACCTACATACCGTTTCTTAGATAGTAATATAAAAGACATCAGTGTTTTTTCATATTCTAATTTCATAGGAGGAGGTAAAAACAATGAACATAAATGCGCAGCTTCTTGGGCAATTTCTATAGTCCATTCTAGTGCCTCTTTACCTCTAATTGGTTCTCCTGATTCAGAATCTTCTAAGTTAAAAGTAAAGAATACACTATCTGTGTCACCATATACATAAGATGCTTTTGTCCTTACGGATCTTCCATTTTTAGATGTATATAATAGGTCACCATATATTTGTTCTATCATTTTTTTTGCGTACGTAATCATTAATCTCCCGATAGACGTAATAGAAGCAGCTACATCTTTTTCAAAGAATGTAGAAACGCTTGATCCCATTTGTCCATATAAAGAGTTATTCGTGACTTTATATCCGAGCTGTCTCTTATCTAACACATTTGCTAAGAAAGGGTCTGATTCGTTTGCAGCTTTCACCCTTGTTTCTTTACGTGCTTTTAATAAATCACCAATAATACAAGGGATAATACCTAATTCATTATTTGGGTATTGTGCCCATCTACATACTTTATAACCATTTTTTATCTTAGTTGTTTTACCAGGGTTTCCGTTTAAGTTGAACATCTGTTTTTTTTCAAAATTGTCAAACGTAGTTTCAATGTAATCATATTTTGGCATGTTATCATATTTATTAATATGAGCAGTTAATTGTTTTATATTACTTGAAGTTACTGTAATATCGTTTATTTTTACAAGGTTTCCTTTTAAGTCATACGTTTTCGTCCATACTTTACTGTCTGGAGATAAATTCCATCCTTTTGAAATAGATGGATATAATGAGGAATAATCTACACATGCGACTGGGTTATCTCCCCACATTTTACAATGAGGAGGCAATACGATTGCACCTTCGTATCCTTCATCATCTTCTATTTTTGGTAAATCTGGCATCAATACATTATAATTTCTGCATACTTTTGCTACGTAACTAGTTAATTTGATACCTTGACCACGAAATACTAGAAATCTTACAGGAACGTTACAAATACGAGACATTTCATTATATCCAGTTAAAACGTCTACTTTATTCATCAAGTGATGAACTAAATTGCAATCTTGAATACAATATTTTGCAACAATAGCACGACCAGTTGCGGATTGTTTAGATAGACGAAATATATCTTGTGGTGTTACATCGTCTTTTGACATCCCCCATTTAAGCACTTGTTTATTTGGATCTAAATCATTGTATTCACCTTCAATTACAATAATATTATATTTACCGTTCTGAATAGAAGGGTGGTCAATAATTTCTACATCCCGGTTTATTTGTTTCACTTTAAATTTTTTCCCATCCTTGTAGTAATTAGAAGAATATGTAGTAATTTCTAAATGAATAAAATCATCAACGTGTAAACCAGCTAAGTTTTTACTGAACAAATACGTATTGTTGTTTTTTATTTCTATGCCTTTTATATCATCGCATATCATACTTCCTGCTACATCGTCTAGTTTATAAGAAGTAAAATTATACTCTTTTCTGAAATAAAACATCATATCTATTTGTAAACGACCAGCTATGTTAGGATAATATAAATCATATTCACCACTAGCTAGTTTTGTATTAGAATGTTGTAACATTGGTTCGTGTGTTTCACAGTCTTCATTATATGAAGGTTCATTTAAATTACGAGACAATGTACAAAAGTCATCTACACAGTCTAATTCTTTAGACCTCTCAAACATAAAATGATAATCAAACCCAAATATATTATACCCTATAATAATGTCGGGATTTTCATCTTGGATTAACTGTGACCATTCTACTAGACATTCTCTTTCATTATCTACGCAAATAACATCAGTATTTGGAATATCATCACATGTACCTACTACTATACATGTGTTGCGATATGGCTCTTTTTCACCGTACGTTAAGAATGTAGTTCCAATGAATGTAACTTCGTCTCCTTTTAGTTCTGGGAAAACAAAAGTCAGTATAGAGTTTAGTGCTTTTATTTTAATAAGTCTTTTATATTCTGTGTTTAGTAATACTTCACCTATTGTTAATTTGGTATTTATTTTTTTGTTTTTATCATTATCTTTAATCTCATGATCTTCATCTTGATCACATATGTTAGATTCTATTTTGGAATACCAATCAGTAAGAGTATTTCTTTTCTTTGATTTTTCTTCAGACTCGCTTTGTTCTATATTACAATTTAGACACAATTCTATTTTTTTTTTAATATTATCTTTATTTATTGGGTCTTTAGTATACACTATATCAACAATATCGTTTCCTTTTGAAAATATAGCCATTAATTGTTTTTTTAACCATAAATTTACCATATCTAGTGACATTTTAGTTTTAGTTAGTCTGTTTTGTAGATTATCTACTATTTGAGTAGAAGGTCTTTTGTAATCTTTAACAGGTACAGGAAAATCTCCGTGACTACTACTCATTTCAGCATCCATGCTACATATTTTATAAGGCACAGGTGTTTCCTTGTTAGGTAAAGGAGTAATACAATGAGAATTGCATATGTATTCATATGTAGTTGTAGTCATAGGCTCATCTGGAATTTCTGCTTCTTCGTATTGAATAGAAATCCAACCAGAAGGGCTTATTTCTTTGATATGAAAGAATCGCAACAATGGAGGAATACCGCATTCGTATAATTTATATGACTTATTCATAGATATTAACTTTTTAACACGATATAACGTACCTATATTACGAAAAGTACATAATGCAAAGTTGAATTGTTGGTTACCAGTAAACTCATACAGTTGGCTTTTTTTAACAACACTACATGACAAAAAGTCCTTTTCTGAATACTTAAGTGATTTTCGTGTGTCATAAAACCATTCATTAAGTGCATCTGTATTCCAATGTTGTGGAAACTTAAAATAAAAGAATGGATTGTAGTCATTTATAAAAATACTACACGTTTCTCCCTTTTCATTAATTCCAAACATTTGAATTCTGAAATAACGAGTGCTTGTTTCATGATCTTCTATATCCTTGGTATCAAAATCGTACAGACGAAATTCTTTTGATTTTGGTTTAGGCGGGTCAACAATTTTAAATTTTTTCTTTTTCGTTTTCATCATAGGTTTGTTATGTGAATTACGATTAAGTACCTTTTTAGAATACATCTCTAGTTGTGTTTAAATGAGTTTTTATGATTTTGAATGAATCATATATTTTATTCAATTTTTATAAATATATAATTAGTGAGTTCGTCGTTTTGTTATTCTATTTTTTTTTAAATTTAAATGTCTATTATTTCTTTTAGTTTTTAGTTTTAATTTATTTTTAATGTTACCTCCTATCTTTGGTTTTTCTTGTACTTTCTTTGGTTTTTCTTGTACTTTCTTTGTTTTACTTTTATTATTTTCTAAATTTCTCATTCTAATTATGATTGCTCTTAATTCATTTATAAATATTTTCTCCTCAACATTTTTTGCATTTGGATTATTATTTTTGCTTTCATTTATATTACGAATGCGATTACCAAACTTGATGATTGATTGTTTTAATTGTTGATTATCTTTTGATAACGCTAGCTGAATGTAACCACGTTCTTTCTCAGTAAAATTTGCGTTTTTTACTACATTATCAAAATCATTAAGTAATTCAGTTGGTTTTTGATTTTGTTTTTCCATATATTTAAAGTATATATTTAATTTTTTCTAGTAAATATAGATTCTAAAATAGCCATTCTAACATATAATCCATTTTTCATTTGTTCGACATAAATACATTTCGGATTAGTATCATTTTCAGAAGGTATTTCTTCATTTCGTGGGAAAGGATGCATAACAATAGTTCTACTTTTTGTTTTTCCCAACAAGGAAGAAGTTAAAATGTTGGTATGAGTTGTATTTAACCCTTCTCTTTCTTTTTGGATACGAGTCATATATATAATATTGACTTTGTCTATAATTTCATCTAAAGTATTGACGATTTGGTATTTATTTTTAAGTCTAGATAAATAGCTAATGTCTAAAAAAAGATTGTCATTTGCAACAAAAGAAAATGTAATTCCATTGTAAATTTTATCTAAAAGTAACATTGTAGAATGAACAGCTCTTCCATTTTTCAAGTCACCTACAAATGCGATATGGAACCCTCCATATGGATAATGTTCATTAATAGTGAAACAATCTAATAATGCTTGAGTGGGGTGTTCTCCATTACCATCACCAGCATTTATTATAGGAACACTAGAATAATTAGACAAAGGGATCATACAATCAGATTGTGGATGACGAACAACAATGACATCCGTGTAACAACCCATAGTCATAATAGTGTCTTCACATGTTTCACCTTTTAATATGCTGGATTTTTCAATATCTAAATCAATAATTTTAGCACCTAATTTATAGGCAGCGGCTTGGAAAGAACTATGCGTTCTAGTCGATGGTTCGTAAAAAACAAGTGATACAATTTTATCGTTTAAACATATAGGACTTGGTTTGTTGTCTTTATAAGACTTAGCTCTTTCACATATATGATAAAAATATTGAATAGTAATATCGTTTACACTTAATAAATGAAACGGACGATTCATATTTGAAATAAAAAAAGACATGTTTAATTTGTTTATAAAGTAATAAACAAATTATTACTGTATTTTATATGCATTTAATTTGTCGTGTCCCTAAAGATGTACAAATTCATATATACGAATTTGATGATTTTAAATATAAAACTTTTAATAAGTGTAATTTACAAATAAAAAATCTAATAAAAAAAAGACAAGAAGTTATGTTAAATTTTATACATACACGTATTCCTGTTAATTTTGATAAAAAAGAGTTTTATGAATGGACATTAGCCCAAACCGTAATGAAGTTATATTTTGGAATGTATATAATAAATAAATATCAGTTTATTTCTGATTAAAATCCCATATCATAATCGTCGTCTTCGCAAATAGCAGTTTCATTTTTATTTGTGTTTTCAAGATAATTTATAATTTCTGTATTTTCTGCACTGCAGTATTTTGTCTTTTCTTCCTTTTCTTTTTCTTGTATAAATAGTTCGTCTATTGTATCTTGATCAGTCTTTGTACGTACCGTATCTGCATTTGTATTATTCTTTTCCATAAGTCTTAAATCTAACAATAGATTGAATGCACCTGTTCCAAAATAGCCATGTTGACCACACATTACACTTGAAGATACCCCTCTCATTGTGTCTAACTGTCCATGTCTTGCAGCATTTAAAAGTATCTCGGTATGCATTTCAAATGTAGCTTTTGCTACTGGTCCAATATTATCCTTTAATATACCAGAACGATATACAGCGATCATATCTTTTCCATTGTATGTCATTCGGTCACATAATAAACTAAGATGGTGGTAATTGATATAAACATCACTATGTTCCATTACTTCTGTAAATTCTGTTAATATGGCAAGTCGTGCAGCTTCAATACCAAGGATATTTTTTACTTCCACAATATCATTGCTGTATGTTCTATTTGTATCTATAAAATTTAATCCTAATGTATCCAACAAATTAGTTCCAGTAGTATCTAGAACCCAACCGTCTTTTCTTACAAATCTTCCGTCTTCTTTGACTACATTGTTAAGTATTTTTCTAGGAAGAACCCGTGAAATTCCATCAACTCCTCTTAAAATAGTCTTCTTTAATATGGTATCTTGGAAGTTTTTGAGTTGATATATTTCATCGGCACTATCTAGTGGTTCTGCACCAGTATTTGCATTTTTGTCTTTCTCTTTTTCTTTAGGTTTGATCATGCGAATTCTAAATACCAAACTGCTAGCGTTATAGTCTGAGTATATACATTGTATTTTTGATCCATGTGTGCCTTGGTTAATAGCAAAATAAACATCATCCATACGAATATTTTTGTCTAACATAATATCTGGGTTTAATTCAATACGTGTAATCCATTTTGATTTAACAATGTCTTCAGTGTATTGAGTTTGCGTAAACTTTTCCATTAATTTTGTATATTCAAAGTATTGAGAAAGCATATGTTGATCTTCTTCAATAACAGAGTGATCATCGCTTGGGTCAAAATAGATCTGTACTTGTTTTACAATATCTTGTAATGATGTATATTCAATCATATTTGCGTAATTCATAGCACGATCTTGATCGTGAGCATCCGATGGATTCAAATATATAGTTAAACTTGGATTTTTTGGATTTTTAGTCAATCTAAGTATTTCTTCAATACGAGGTACACCACGAGTAACATTTGACTTAGATGCAACTCCTACATTGTGGAAAGTATTTAAAGTTAATTGCGTAGTTGGCTCTCCAACAGATTGAGCGGCAATAACTCCGACCATTTCTCCTGGATGAATAATAGATTGTTTGTATTTCAAAAAGATAGTGTCAAGTAATACGTTGAGAGCATTTTTGTTATATCTGTGTTTGAATAACAATTCTTTAGGTGTTAAATAGAAGTTGTACAATACTTTGAATAACTTTACTTCAGTCTTATAAACACAGTAACTCATCATACGTTTATAATTTTCTTCAATCATATGAATTGCTTCAAGAGGAGTAATATCTACAGCAAAGCTCTCGTCTAACCTCATTTGTCCAGCGATAGTACGAATTAAGTTTGAAAACGAAACAGGTAATCTTATACAATTTTCATTTTTAAAACCAAAAACCCTCTTGACGATCATGTCTCTATATTCAACCATGTTTTCTGATATTTGTTTTAGCTTTGCACGTAGTTGATCTTTTTCTTTCATAATCTTATTTATAGTTGGTTTTGTAAATGTTTTTAAATGATCTTCTCTAGATTTATCGGCTATACCTGGAACTTCAAAATGCATGTAGATGTCTTCAATACTCATTTCAAGAAGAGGGAAATTTTGATTTTCCACTTTTGTGGAATCAAATCCATCTTCACCATAATTAAATTGTACAATTTTTCCCATGTGATTTCGTACAGTTAAATCGTAGGATACAGTAATGTCTTCAAGTGATTTTACAATACGACGTTGAATATAACCAGTTTCTGATGTTTTAACAGCAGTGTCAATAAGACCAATACGACCAGCCATTGCATGAAAGAACATTTCATGTGGATACAGACCACTTATAAATGAATTTTCAATAAACCCTCTGGCATTTGGAGAGTCGTCAAATTTACTGAAATGTGGCAAGGTTCTGTGTTCAAATCCATATGGAACTCGTTTTCCTTCTACACTTTGTTGTCCCAAACAAGACAACATTTGTGAAATGTTAATAGGAGATCCTTTAGATCCTGAAGTAACAATCATAAGAAATCTGTTTTGAGGACTCAAACTATTACGTCCAATTTTACCAGCACTTTCTGTAGCTTTGTTCAATATATTATTGACTCGTGTTTCAAAATCATTAGCATTACTATATGCACTGGTATTTTCATATGTACCCAAATGTAGTTCCTGAATAAGTTCTTGGACATCTTGTTTTTGTTTATGAACAACTTGTAAAATTTCTTGTTTTGTTTTGTTATTTGCAATAAGGTCACTGATACCAACACTAAATGAACTAGTCTTCATATATTCAGTAATAATATTTTGCAAGTCGTCTATAAATTGTACACAAGTTGGGTTATTAAATTCGTTCGTAATACGATGTAAGATTCCTTTTGAAGCAGCTCCTAAGACCGACTTTTCTAGTTGACCTCCCTCATATTTACCATTTTTTATATTAATAACATTATTCTTATTAAAAGTAGAGTCTTTATCATAGTTGTATAGTTTTGTTTTTAGATTCATTGTAAACGATGGCATGATATGTGACAATATTTCAAAACTACTGTATTTTTTCTTTTTGAAATCAAATGAATCAACATTAATGGTTTTGCACATCATTAAAATGTTCATTGCATCCATTGTAGATAGATTTACAGTTTCACGAGTAAACCGATAGCAACCTAATAAAGAATCTTGGAATATTCCAATAATTGGTGCGTTTTTACTTGGACTGATTAATTGATGAGTAACAGCAGGTAAATGTTTTAATTCAGTTTCTGCAGCCAAACTTTGAGGCATATGCATATTCATTTCATCACCATCAAAATCAGCATTATAAGGGTTTGTTACACCAACATTAAAACGAAATGTGTCGCCTTTTTTCATTACTTTTACTACATGACACATCATACTCATTTTATGTAAACTAGGTTGTCTATTGAATAGAACGTAATCTCCATCCATCATGTGTCTATGAACCTTGTCACCAACTTCTAATGTAATGGTTTGAAGATCAACATAACGTAATGATATATTGTCTCCATTTCTTCTTTCTATACGATTTGCGCCTGGTTCACCATCAGGACCGTTCTGAACTAACTTTGTTAAAAATGAACGATTTCTTTCGTTTACAGTAACTGGTTTGGTTATGTTTTTAGCAATCTTCATGGGAACACCAAGTTGAGTAATTGATAGATTCGGATCGCCTGTAATTACTGATCTAGCACTAAAATCAACACGTTTTCCCATTAAATTTCCTCTAATTCTACCATTTTTTGTATTGAGTCTACTGCTAATGCATTGGAAAGTACGTCCAGAATTTTGTCCAATTGGACTAGTACCTGTCGCTTTGTTATTACTAATCATTGTTACGAAATATTGTAATAACTGGAAATTTTTTTCAATTAATTTTTGAGGAGCATTGTTTGCAATGGCTTCTTTCAAAATATTGTTGTATTTTAAAATGTAAATATAAATATGAGTAAGATCATCTTCACTTCTTTGTTGAGCATCATGTTTTACAGACGGACGGACAGCTGGAGGAGGCACTGGTAATGCTTGACAAATCATCCATTCGGGACGAGACCATAACGGATTAAATCCCATAAATTGGACGTCTTCGTCTGAAATACGTTTAAACATTTTAAACACTCTTTCAGGAGAGAGACTCTGATTTATAGTAGTAGGCTCGTTTGATCCTTCTATCTTTATTTTTTCCCAAGTTGCGATTATATTTGCAAAACCATCTAATTTAATCTTAGTTGCCTGTTTGCATCCACATCCATCTTCGGTATCTTCTCCGCATCTAGGCACTTTTAAGTTACTGATAATTTGCCATCTTTCATCAGGTGGCATACTAAGAAGATGACTATATTTGTTTTTATTTATTAATAATTTACTACACTTGTAACAAACTACTTTACAAATCTTTATGATATCTTTAATGTGTTGAACCCAGAATACAGGCATAGCTAGTTCCATATGACCAAAATATCCAGGAGTATCCATATATGTTAAGCCATCTGTAGGGCAAAACAGTCCTTTTTCTAGAACTCCCATTTTTGGATCAAACAAACCGCCAATTGAATCACGAGATACAATTTCAACAACCGAGTTCTTCCGAATTTCTTCAGGAGATAACATACTGAATTGTATCCCAATAATTTTAGAGGGATTAACATAATCGTTTGTCTGAACACGCTTCATTGCTATAATATATGCTATATTTTATTTATATTATTCAAAATCAATTTTTATTTAATTTTATAATTGTGTCATTTTTTAATTTTTATATAATAAAATAAAAATTGAATTTTATAAATCAAATACATAATAGCATTACAACTACACATATTACTGTACCGTACTACAATGAAAAACCAAATTAAGAAATCATCTTCCAAAATGACTAAAAAGGCATCAAAACACGATTCCAGTGATGAAGAAATAATTGATTCATCCGAGTATGAGACAGTTTCAGATACTAATTCTAACGAAGAATCAGAAAGCGATGAGCATGATACATCATCTCATTCAGAAAGTGAACAAGAAGACGCCACGTCCGGATCTGAATTTAAAGAAACAACTACATCTGAAGATACAAAAGATAATGCAAAACAACTTGAAAAATCTCTCTTCTCTCTTCTGAAAAAACGTGCCACAAAAATTGGAAAAGATAAATCATCTAATAAAAAAAAGTCTAGTAAAAGGTCTAATTCTTCAGAGTCAAGTAGTGAAGATGAAATAGTTCATAAAAAGAGAAATACTAAGACTAACAGAATAAAAAAAAGAACTAATAAAGAGTCAGAAAATGAGGAAGATTCAGAAGATGAGGAAGAATCTGAAGATGAGGAAGAATCTGAAGATGAATATTCTGAAGAAGAGCGTAAGATCCCAAAAAGGTATAATATACGAAAAAATAGAAAGACTGCGAATTTGAAAAAAAATAAAAATAAAGTTGAACTGGAATCAGAGTCAGACGACTCAGAATATGTACCCAAGAAGAAAATGAAAAGAACTAAAAGAAAGAAAATAGAAAAATACGAAGAAGACGAAGACGATGAGAATGAGGATGATGATGATGTACTTCAAAATGGAATTATATTATCTATTGACGGATTTGGTGGAATGGACAATGACGAAGCGGCATATGATGAAATGAAAGAACAAGACAAACACGAAAAATGTAATAGTGATGACGAAGAAACATTCATGAAAGAAGTATATGAGAAGAAAGCATTAATACCAGACTCAGAAAAGAGACAAAAAGAAAAAGAAAAAGAAAACAAGAAAAAGGGTATGAAGAAATCTGAAAAAGAAATTCCAGTAGAAGAACAATATAGAGAATTCGTGAAGTTACGAAAAGAAATGGAAGAACAACTAAAAAGGATGCCAAAAAATCCAATTCTTAAAAAGACTATTAAAGAATGCCAAAAGGCAATACATGATCTTGTTAAAAAGGAAAGAAACAAAAATACGGAAGAATACTTTCAATTAGTATACAAGGATGCTAAATCAAAAAAGAACACGAATGAAATGTCTTATTTTAAAAAGAAGCTGTCTCGTAAAGAACAACTACGTGTCATGAAAGATTTAAAAGAAATAAATGAGTTTACAAATATTGATAAACCATATCGTTTGGCTTTATTGGAAACAGATATTCCTCCTAAATTCAAAGCGATTGCCCTACAAAAGTTAAATATACTAAAGTCAATGGACCCTAATGACTCTGAATATTATAAAATGAAAAATTGGGTAGATGGGTTTATGAGAGTGCCGTATGGTAATTATAACAATCTATCTGTTACTCTAAGTGACGGCATTGACAAATGCCATGAATTTATAGAAAATGCCAGAAATACTCTAGATATGTGTACATATGGACTAGATGATGCAAAAATGCAAATATTACAAATGGTTGGACAATGGATAACAAATCCATCTGCAATGGGAACAGCGATCGCTATAAAAGGACCACCTGGTACCGGAAAAACAACATTAGTTAAAGAAGGTATTAGTAAAATATTAGGAAGAGAGTTCGCATTTATTGCATTAGGAGGTACTAGCGATGCATCCTTCTTAGAAGGACATTCATATACATACGAAGGAAGTTCATGGGGAAAAATAGTTTCTATTCTTATGGAAAGCAAGTGCATGAACCCAGTCATCTATTTTGACGAGTTAGATAAGATAAGTGATACACCAAAGGGTGAAGAGATCGCAAGTATTCTAACACATCTAACAGACACTACACAAAACAATCAATTCCACGATAAATATTATTCTGAGGTTGATTTTGACCTGAGTAAGTGTTTATTTATATTCTCTTACAACGACGAATCAAAAATAAATCCAATTCTAAAAGATAGAATGTATAGGATCCTTACAAAAGGATACGATGCTAAAGAAAAGACGATAATAGCAAAAAAACATTTACTTCCAAAAATTAGAGAACAAATTAACTTCAAAGAAGAAGATGTAGTAATTAATGATGAAATACTACAATACATTATTGGACACCCTGTATTTTGCAAAGGAGAACAAGGTGTAAGAAATTTAAAAAGGAGTCTAGAAGTGATTCATACTAAGTTAAATTTATTCCGTCTTGTCAAGAAAGATCAAAAGTTGTTTGAAAAACATATAGACTTAGAGGTTTCATTTCCATTTACAGTAGAAAAAAAGCATGTTGATATTCTAATCAAAAGTGATGAACCATTAAATCCAAGTATGCTTGCAATGTATGTATAAGTATTATAATATTATGTAATGATCAATAATATTATCTATTATGTATAATACCCATTTTTTTTATATTATTTATTGTTGGAGATAATCTTTTTCTTTCTTCAATATTCGCATCTCTCATCCTTCTTGTTTGTTTTATATCGGTTGTTTTATTTATCTGTTTTATTTTTTTTGTTGGTAATTTAATTTCTAATTTTTGTTGTTCGCTATCATAGGACTGTACGCTTAGTTGACTGATTTGACTATTCGTGCTGTATGATCTTTCATTTTCCCATTTTATAGTACAACATGAAGATATATCTGATTTACAATCACTATTCAGTGTATTAGATTCACTATCTACTTCCATGTATTATTTTATATACATACTATAATATTTTTAATTAGTAATTGGTAATTATTAAAAATCGTTACTAAGAACATAAAATAGTGCATTTTCATTAGACTGCCATTTATTTTTCATTTTTCTTACATTTACAGATAAAGTTTTTATATCAGAATATAAAACTATATCTCCTTCTTGTGCTTGCATGTCTATTAATTTTGTCATTTCATAAATGTCTTCATTATCTTCAATAAAAAAACCATGAATTGATGACATTTGTTTATTTTTAAATTCATAATCAGTTACATTCAATAAATGATAATCACCAACTGATTGTAATAATATGACTTTATGATCTACTGTATCAGTTGGTACCCATTTTATATATTCATATATCATGAATTTAGAAGGCATTTCTAACCAAACATTCATTTCACGTTCTTGCGGAGTGACAATGTTATGATATCTCATACTATATGGAAATTTTCCTGTTTCATGGTGTTTTTTGCTTTTACGAAGAGTAATAATATATTGAAGTATAAACTGGATATCATGTAATTTACAGAACTCGTAGTTAAATGTTTCCTTTATCGCTTTTACATGTGACTCTTCTGTATATATTAGTCCAGTCATCCATACTTTATTATCAATACTAATTGAGTATTCTGATGAACAAAATGTAGTATATATTTCTATATAATCCATTATACTGTCTTTTCCTATTTTAGTAAAAGTGTAAAAATTTTTGTTATCTGTCATACGATACTATACTATACTATACCATACAATGTAATATTCTTTTATGTTATTACTACTTCATCATTATTGATGTTATCTAAATCTATTAGTATTTTTTTTACATGTTTGGGTAATGAATTAACAATTGCATACGTAAATGTAGATCCATGTAAATTAATAGGATTTAGATTTCCTATAAAACTGTTCGTACACTTGATACCAGAAATATAGTCTATGATTGCATTTACATCTCTTCCTCTAACTAAGTTTTTATTTAAAAAATAAAACGAATATCTATTTTCTTGCAAATATCTAATCACGTTGTTTTTTGTATTCATCGATAAAACAAGTATTGGTGTTGATTTCTCAAAGTATTTACTGATTAAATATATGTACTTTGATTCTAATACAGTTTTAAAGTTATCTTCCGTCATCATGTTCAATTGATTCCAGAATTGTGTGGCATCTTTTTCATTTCGTAAATGAATAACGTTTAATTTTGTATGACATGCATTTTGTTCGTTTGCTATTTTATAAAAATTAGGATGGAACACAATATCTTTTAATAAAGTGTTAAACAATGGTACACAATTATTTATATCATATATACTATTTAAACATCTCCAATTAATATTTGAATATTTATCAAAATCTATTTTACATCCATGCTTTTGAAACATACAATTTTCATCATAATATTCGCAGATCTGTATTCCGTTCAAATCATATTCAACATATAAGTGTTTAGGTTGTTGTTGTACTGGATCTCCTTTTATTGTATTTAAATTTACAGTTTGTGGTATATAAAAACAGTTATCCGAATAAAACTTAGATACACAATGATCCGTAATATCAAAAGTTTTTATACCTTCTATACCAAACTTTACACTTTTTATCATTAGCTTCGCTTTATTGGATGGTATTAAAAATACATTATACTTCTTTAGATAGTCATTCATAAATGTAAAATCTATTATTTCATCTGCATTTTTGTATATTTTTGTATCTATATCACATAAAAATGGACTTACGATTATAACACTTTGTGAAAAACGACTACCAGTTATAATAGCATTAATTAATGAATATAGCTGATTAAACAATCCAATTCCATCGCTACCAAATTTACAATAAATTATTTTTTTACTTAATCTTTCGTCGACAATTCTTTTATATACATAAGTATCATACTCACGGAAGAATGTACAAATATTAAACACTCTTGGTGATGTCTGAAACAAAAACGATTTTACATTCTTAATATTATGAATTGGACTTTCACTTATATGTTTACAATGTGACCACCAAGCATGAATAGAAAAAAATTGTTCAACATAATTACAACCTACTATATCAAACGCTGGTAGCAAATTTGTACACTCATCCCATTTGTCAACTAAACAATACAATAAATATTTCATTAATTTTTGGTTTTTATCATTTATATGTATTATATTCTCATTTTGTTCACAAAAACCATTATTATGTAAGTATAATATTTTTCCTGTACTTTTAATCTTAGAATACATATGCACATATTTCAATGTTATTTCTTCTGATAGAATTGTTTCCGAACAGTGATCAAATATAACTTTAGGAATGTTTTTAATATTTAACTTTTGACCTACATAATTAACATAAATAAAATCTAAATGTGGAAAACAAACTGATTTAGTTAATACATTTATTATATATTTTAATAATTTTATTTTCCAAACTGCACTAGTATTACAGTGAATAAAACAAGCGTATGACATTATTTATTAAAACGATAATATTAACTTTATATTATTTCCTTAATATATAGTAATGGGAGGAACACGTAAAAAATCTCCAGATTTATGTAAAAAAAAAATGAACTTTCAAGAATGTGAATTGGCTATTTTACGACAAGCAGTAGACAATGGACAAGAAAAGGCTAAAATGAAAGTAGCAAATAGTGATGATGTAAAAAAAATGATTATTATAGTTGAAGATTTTTTGAAAAAAACAAAATGTGTATGTTATGGCGGGACAGCTATTAATAATATTTTACCAGAAAAATCTCAATTTTACAATAAAGAAATTGATATACCAGACTATGATTTTTTTTCGAAAACACCTTTAAAACATGCAAAACAATTAGCGGATTTATATTATAAAGAAGGATACACGGAAGTAGAAGCAAAAGCGGGTATGCATTATGGCACTTATAAAGTATTTGTTAATTTTATTCCAATGGCTGATATTACATTATTACATCCTGCCCTTTTTAAATCTATCAGTAATGATGCTATTGTGATTAATAACATTAGATATACACCTCCTAATTTTTTAAGAATGAGTATGTATCTTGAGTTGTCTAGACCTAACGGAGACATAAGTAGATGGGAAAAGGTATTGAAACGGCTAACGTCATTGAATGAACATTATCCTTTAAAAGTACAACAATGTGAACTTTTTGATTTTCAACGTCCACTAGAATCTAATAAGAATGAGAATGAGGCAGAAGAAATTTATGATATTATTAAAGATTTCTTTATAGATCAAAATGTTGTATTTTTTGGTGGATATGCTACCAGTTTATATTCAGAATATATGGAAGGAAAGAAAAAAAGAATTTCTAAAGAAATTCCAGATTTTGATGTTCTAACCAATGACGTGGATAGATGCACAAGTGCGTTAAAACAAGTATTAGAAGAAAATGGGTTTAAGAAAATAAAAATTGTAAAACATAAAAAAATCGGAGAAATTATTCCTGCGCATCACGAAGTTATAGTTGATGGAGAAACCGTCGCATTTGTTTATGCAACAATTGCGTGTCATAACTATAATGAGATAACAATTAATAAAAAAAAAGTAAGAGTTGCTACCATAGACACTATTCTATCTTTTTATCTAGCATTTCTTTATTCAGATTACAACCATTTTTCTTATTTTAAAGAACGGTTTTTATGTATTGCACAATATTTATTTGAAATTGAGGAAAATAATCGTCTATCTCAAAATGGTTTATTAAAAAGATTTAGCATGGATTGTGAAGGAGTCCAACCTACTATAGAAACGATACGTACTGAAAAATCAGAAATGTATGAAAAATTAAAAAACAAAAAAGGGAACGACGCAGAAAAGGAAGCATGGTTTTTAAAATATAATCCAGCAGAAAAGAAAAATAATAAAACAAAAAAAAAACAAAATCTTCGTAAAATATAACATATCTTCATAATATAGAGAAATTATATTATGAATGTATTACTTCC